AAGTAGAGCCACATTTGATAATTTAAATGTTAAATTTGGTATGTGGATGACTGCAAACCTTTCTGTTGGTTTTACAGAATCTAATACATTGATTACAAAAGATGGTATTGAAATATTTGATAACAGAACTGGTCTGTTACAAACCAATTCCAAAATGACTTCTACCACTTTGTGGATTGATAGAATTTACACCAATACTATTTTTGCATCAACAATTAATACTAGTGGAAACCTTAACATAGGTGCAATAACTTCGAATATTGTATTCTATGGAAATACCACATTTGAAGGACAGAATAATCACTTCAAATACGGATTATCTTCAAATGTATTCATACTAATTGGTCCTAATTTCAAATCACCTCAAGTTAGCAAGACTGCATTGTTAAGTGTTAAAGAATCAACATCTGCATCATCACCCACAATTAATAATTTAAGTCTTGTAACAGTCGAAGGAACTACTCCAGCACTAGAATTTAGATCATCTTCAAAGTCTGGGTTGATGTTTGTTGATGATGAGCAAGCTGCTTATGTTTATTACACAACATCAAATGATACACTGAATGTTGGTGCAAAATCAAGAATACAGTTTGATTTAGGAAGCCAAACATCAACCAGTGATTTTGCTGCAAAAACTCAAGCAGCACTGATTGATAGTAGTGGATTCACTGTAAAAGGTTCATTAAAACTTAATGGTAGTACTTCTGGAACAGTTACAATTTCTCCAAAAGCTGCTGCAGGAAATCCAACATTTGTTCTTCCAGACAATACAGGTTCGTCCGATCAAGTATTGAAAACAGATGGAACTGGTATATTAAGTTGGGGTACTGTTACTTCAATACCACCAATCAATACAGACCTAGAAGTAAATAGTTTGGGTGTTGGTACTCCAGCATCTGGCGTAAGAGGTGAAATTCGTGCTGTAAATGACATCACCGCTTTCTATTCATCTGATAGAAGATTGAAAGAAAATATTCGACCAGTCAGTAAATCACTGGAAAGAATAAAATTACTAAATGGCGTATTTTTCGATTGGAACGATGAATATATCGAAAAGCGTGGTGGCGAAGATGGCTACTTTGTAAGAAAGAACGATGTCGGTGTGATTGCTCAAGAAGTTGAAGAAGTTCTTCCTGAAGCAGTTGCAACAAGAGAAGATGGCATCAAGGCTGTTAATTACGAAAAGCTAATTCCACTACTAATCGAAGCAATCAAAGATTTAAACAAAGAAGTTGAAGACCTAAAATGGCAATTAAAACAAACTTAATAGTAGATCAAGGTGCAAACTTTGTTTACAAAATTTATTTGATTGATGCAGAAGGAAATCCTTTTGATATTTCTGGTTACACTGGAAATGCTCAAATAAGAAAAACATATACTTCAACAAACTATACAAGTATGAATGTTGCAGTAACAGGAAATGCAGGGCTTATTTCATTGACCATGAATGCTGCAACCACTGCAAATCTTTCATCAACAAGATATGTTTATGATTTAGAACTAACATCTAATACTAACATTACTTCAAGAATTGTTGAAGGATTTGTCACAGTAAATCTTGGAGTCACACGCTAATGCGTGACCTAAAAATTACTGTTACTAAAGTTGATGATGTAATCATTACTTTGGCAAGAACTGCACCATTGACAGCAAAGATTATTGTAAAAGATAATAATGGTACTATAGAAACATTATCATTATTAAAACAAAAAGAGTCAGGTCTATTAAATGTTGACCCGACTCTTCCTAATATAGCACCAGAAGTTCCTAATTACTGAACTCTGAACACCGTGCTTCCTGTATGGTCACACAATATTGTTGTGTCGGCATAAACTTCAAATCCCTTTAGATTTGCTTTTCTGCAAAAATCTAAATCTTCAGAAAATGTTTGGCTGTGATCTAGCGCAGAATGATATTTGAATTGTGGGTATCCAATGTCCACAATTACTTTCTTCTTCACAAGAACGCACCCAAAACCACATGCGCCAACCTTTACTAAGTTGCCCATAGATTTCAGTTTGTCCCAAGACATGTGAACAAATCCGCCTCTATCATTAGACTCAAATATTTCTAATATCTGATTGTCGGGATTTCTTTGTCTGTAAACTCCAGACACCATGTCCTTGTCATGCGAAAGAAGTTTTACAAGCGTGTCAGGAGCAAAAGATATATCATGGTCAACTGAGAACAAATAATCATATGGTCCTTTTACTACCCAATCTGCAATCAAGTTTCTTACTTGATCTACGTTATACCCATAGAAATATTGAAAATGCGGTTCAATATTCGGAGGAATAATCAGATCATATATTGCTTTGAATGTTGATGGTTCAATATTTTTTGCTGTGGGTATACCAATAAGAACATGTTTCTTTTGAACAGGTTCAGGATGAGTTACTGTTATTTTGTTTTCACTTGCTATAATATTTACATTTTTTTGATTATTAATATTTTCTTCTGATGGTTTAAGAACCAATTTTACTGTGGGAGAAGAAGCGCCTGTTATTTTATTGGCAGTCATATTTTGCAGTTCTCCATTAACTTTATAATCATTTAAAGGATTTGTGTCATTGTAAAGATAAAATATTTCTTGAACAGTAACAACCTTTTCAGGGTCTGCTTGTTCTATAATATTATAGAATGTTGAATTGTCTCCACCAGCCTTAAACCATTCTCCGTTTTCATCCTTAAAAACGGAATCGTCAATAGAGTCTAATAACCTTTTTCTAAAAACTCTTAGATGAGGATATGGCATTCCCCAATTAAATTTGTGATTCCTATAAGACTTTGATTGTCTAATATGCTTTGGATATTCTTGTGCAATCAGAGGAATGTTATCTGCAAGAGACCAGCATGAGCCATAAGCATATTCTGTTTTATTATTATCAAACAAAGAATTATAATAATTAAAAATGTTGTTATTATTGACCAATGCATCGTCACCATCCAACAACATAATAATGTCTTCTGAATGAAGCTTTCTGATGTTTGTTATTTGGTTTTTGACTGCTCCAACATTATTTGAATTTAATATAATATGATATTTTTTTCTTATATGCTCTGGAAGTGTGTTCAAAACTTCAGTAGCTTTTTGTACTGTTCCATCAGTCGAATAGTCATCAATGATAAAATGCTCAAAATTATCGTAATTTTGAGTTGCTGTGGATAAAATTAGATTTTCGACATAATTTTCTGCATTCCATATAGGACTAATAACAGAAATTTTTTGTTCATTGGGTGAACGAACTCCACTCCATTCAATACTATTTGAAAACTTGCGACCAAATACTCTGTGAACTTTATCGTTTATGTAAGATACTTTTTTATATTCGTCGGACGAAAGATAAAGTTTAAATTCTTTAAAAAAGAATTGTTTCCATTGCAGCGCAACCGTGTCCCAAGTACATACATCTTTTACGATACTGCAGTTATGCATTTTTTGCTGATGTAAATAAGGATTGTAATATGCACCCAAAACCATTTGAATGAATTTATTAAATTGATGCGGAGCATCTATGTTTGGAAATAGACTATTTGGCTCAATTGCATAATCAATAAAATAGGAAGAATTTTCTATGGCGGTTTCTTCTAATGCGCCGAATCTCGTTGCAAGAATAGGTGTATTGTAAGTCAGTGCTTCTAGTGTTGAAATTCCAAAAGTTTCTGGAAACGCACAAGGAAAAATAAAATATGATGCATTGCAAAGAATTTCTGCGATTTCCTTTTGAGAAATTACACCAGTAAACTCAATGTCAATATCTTTATACTTTTGTTCTTTAGAAATTACTTGATGGCGTTTACCTTGTTCATCAAGCGGAGAATCTGATCTGAATTGATAAAACCCACCTATAACTTTGAGCTTTGCAGATGGAATATGCTTTTTTACATTAGGCCAAATATAGTCGATAAGGGGTATCATGCCCTTTGTGAGAGAAGCATTATACACAAACAAATTTTTATCTTTTGCAGAAATATCAACTTCATCAAAGTATTTTACAACACCATTTCGGGTCATAAAAATTTTATTTTTTAAAACTTCAAAGTTTCTGCGTTTTCCATGATCACAGTTGGTGATGTAGGCTGTATGAAAATCGCTAAGAGTAAAGATTTTATCTATGTACCCATTTACACATAATTCTTCAACATTGATATCGCCTCTGCAAAAAGTATCATGCATCCATAGAATTTTTAATTTGGCATTTTTTCTGAGAGGTTCAAAAAGTTTGCATGGATGTTCAGTATCATTGTCGTAATTTGGATAAAAGTGTTCTGGTACGAAAGGCTTTACTGTTCTGGAAGCAATAACAATATCAAACCTATCAGTTTCTTTGATATCAAAAACTGGTCTATATGTAACACCATCGTAGACACCTGGGCGGGCGTCATCGTAATTACATGCATTGAAAACTGTTACAGGAAATCCAAGTTTCGCCAATTCTTTTGACATAAGAATGACTGCGGACTCTGATCCACCAAGACCCTTTTTGGAAAGAGTGGACCCGTCATAAACAAGACCGATAAGATCAAGAATTGCGATAGAAGGATAGTTCATTACAACCTCACGTTAAGAACATAAATAAACAAGTCATCAATTATTTATATGGGCAATTTAAGCGCACATGTCTGTAGGTATTCAAAGTTTCAAATTCATAGGCGATGGTGCCACTACATTATTCAGTACAGGCGCTCAATTAGCCAATACAACCAATATATTAGCAATCGTCAATGGTTTAGTTCAACTTCCAGACACAGACTATTCTGTGACGGATGGGGA